ACTGAACACTTTGAATCCGTCTGCATCTTCGTAATCAATATTCATTTTCTTAAAGTTGATGCCGTCTGGTCCTGTTTTAATTAAATCTTCTGTGTACCAACCTCCCTTGTTGAAGTATTGCCCAAACACATAATGTTTATCCTTACAGCTCTTTGAGCCTGAGTTATGCTCGGCTACACATTTGATTTTGACTCCCAACTTTTTAAAGTCAGCGAAATCTATCTTTTGATCTTCTAGGAAGCCTCCATCCTCAGCCATCAAGGTGTCACCATCTTTGTCCATTTCCGTTATGGTCATGGTCTGTCCGTCCGCTAGCTCTGGTCCAGATATATGACAGATATCATCCTGTTCGTGAAATGGTCTGTCGAACTGTGCATCTTTAGGTACATCCTTGTTGGCTTCTTTGGCATCGAAATCTATGTCTACCATGTACTGTTCGAACTTGTCGTTGTTGTACCAATATTCAAATTGTGCCGATGTTATGGTTCCCATACACACCTCACCTCCGTACCTTGCCAAGTCTAACTTAAAATATCTTATTGGATTTTTGATTGCTTTTACCAATGCTTTTTTCTTTTTACTGCTAACTTTTTTTGTTTTATTCATGTTCTCCTCCTGGATCGTTAGGATCTAATGCTATCTTGTATGGATTACCTTGTTTATCTCTAGCCCAAGTATAACCTCGCTGTCTACCCACACTATGGTATGAATCAAATTTATAATTAATACCTAATTGTTTTTTTGTGAATATAATACCACCAATCACTATTGCGTGTGCTATCACACTGGTAGTCACATTTATTCCTATACTGATGAAACTCTGTGTTATAAGTGCGAATATGAATGCCCACATGGTTGCTAACACCATTAATATTTGAAATCTAGTTACTTTGGGTAATCCTCCTTTGAATGCTTTATCTTCATCAAAAAGTTCTGGCAATAGATATTTCACAAACTTGTACATATTATTTGAAAAACCTTTTAAACTTATCAATACTATTTTGTAAAGGCATATAAACTTTTTCAATGAAATCAATGTGTTTGGTTAGACGTTTATCCAGCCCATCAATCTTATCGTTTAGTTGTTTCATTTCTTTTAAGAAAACTTTCTTATTGTCTGCCATCGCTTTCTTTATTATGTCTACTTCGTTAGTCATTTTTAATATTCTTCACTAATTTTAATTGTTCTAATAATTTTAATTTTTTTTGTTCTTTAATCAATTGGTTTTGAATTTTAGTCTGTGCTTCTAGTAAGCCAGACACCTTACCTAATTGAGCCATATGATCGTATGCATTGTATTTCTTCACAGTCATCTATATTACCACTGGTCTTTAAAATCATTATACAACGAATATTTTGCAGTCAGTTCGTCGCCTGCTTTAATGGGCTTTGTTGTTACTAGATATTTTACTGGCAATTGATGCCAGAAGCCTGCAAGATTCTTACAATTAGGGTTATCTGAATGATTGTAAAATGCACCTAAGGCAGTTCTAATTGCTCCGTGCGAAAAATTTTTATTCATGATATGCACAATACCAAGTACCACATCTTGATCAAAATCTTTTGTAGCAAACAAACCCAAGCCTTGTACACTTGACTCTTTAATTGTTATACCGTCTGGTAATGGTTTATACATCTTTAATCTTTCTAATCATTGTGGCTGTTTTAGGATACAGTTGATTCTTTATGTGTTCTTCATCAAACCCACTCATCTGTTTTAATTTTCCATTCACTTTTACGGAATAACTGTATGGCGGACCAGTCCAAGAATCCAGTTTTATATGTTCGTATCCTACTGCTATCATTTTAGATTTTTTCGCCAATTTCAAATCCTCTAAATCTCATAAATCTTGGAAATCTCAATGAGTATTCTTGTTCACTGTCTTGATTTTTTGTGACAGCATCTGCTCTCACTTCCACAATTTGACCAATCAATTGATCCTTGTGTTTCCAAAACTGATCTCTATTATCATCAGTCAATCCAGAACCTACATTTGTTTTAATTGTTTTACCATCATCTAACCCTTCACAAATCAATGCACCCAGTTTGCCTACATTTCTGCCTGTGCCTTCTTCTGTGGCTTTGATTTCTAAACTTACTTCTATAAATGGTTTCAGTTTTAACCAAGCATGACTTCTTTTGCATTCGTACGAAGCATCAATATCTTTAATCATGATCCCTTCATAACCACCCTCTACTGCCCTCTTATTCACCTCTGTATAAGTCGTTTGACCTTCAGGTGTGCCTAAGTCTACAATTTCATGGTCCAGCACTGTAACGGCGTTTAAATTGGTTTTGTGTTGTTCGTACCATGCTTTTAACATTTGAGTTCTCAATGTTTGAGTTTTGTCCCATGTACCTTTTTTAAAATCTTCTAACGGTAAAAAATCAAATAAATGAAGCACAGCATCTTTGGCTGTGCCACCACTCTTTCTGTGTACCTGTTTCATTAAGTCTTGAAAGTTTTCACTCATCACTTCACCATCCAACACAACTGGATATGGTGGAGGACTCTGTTTAACTACTGATGAAATTTCTTCTTGTATATGTCCAAAGTTAGTAAACTCTTTACCATTACGACTGAACATATCTACTTTGCCGTCTGGATACACAATAGTAACCACTCTGACACCGTCCAGTTTTACTTCCAACATCTTCTTGCCCACCAACTTCTTTTCATGATTGGTTGAATCGTGAGCAAGTTGGCAAGTAAACACGGGCACCATGTACTTGCCAAACTTGTTCTTTTTAGCCACAGAGTTCACAGTTTTTTCTGAAACTCCACATCTTAAATCTTTAATTAATATTCTTCTGTAAAAACCATTCCACTGTTCGGCAGTTGCTGAACTCATTACTAGCTCAATGGCATCTCTTGCCGCATGACCTGTAAGTTCTCTGGCGTGTAGTTTTTCTGCCAGCTCTTTAAACACTTCCCATTTACACCCTTGTGCAGATATCACATCATCTTTTGTGGGCACTTGTTTAACACCAAAAGTGTACAACTTATCCAAACACATTTTTAAGCCTTCAAAAAATTCATCCACACCTTCGTTCATAGCATCCAGCAGGATCTTCTCTTTAGCCAGTCTACTGTTGTCTGCTTCTAATTTGGCAATAATTTCTTGCGGTTGTGTTCTCATTGTACTAATTTTATTATCTTTCGTCATAAATGTCAACTCCTATACTGGTTTTAATACTGTTTGTTTTGCTACATCTTTCCAATTTTCTGGAAAGGCTTTTGCCAAATCAGCAATTTTAAGCACAGTTCTCAAACTGATTTCTCTCAATTGTCTTTTATAATCATCAATAAAATCCACAATTGATTGTTCAGTTTCGCTTGGCAATGCATATGATTTTAACATACCATCTGTTACAATCTGTTTAATTCTTAAAATCTTTTCTCTAATAGTGTCAATTGTTAGATCAATATAATGACATCTTGATTCCAATGCTTCTAAATGATCTCTTAATTTTTTACTTTTAACATTATCAAATTTAATGTTTGTAATAAAAATCACAGAACCAGCAAAGTTAAATGTATCTGGCACACCTTCTCTTCTCAATGTATGTGAGTCAGTATTCCAACATATCTTTCTAGTCTTCTTAGAATCCAACGCCGCTTTCAATATGTTCAAACTTAAATCGTCTAGTAATATTGAATCACAATCATCAAACACTAACACATTGTCAGGATCAGAAAAGTTGTACAATTTACAATACAAACCTATTGAGCTCATTGCACCTTTAACAACTTCGTATTTGGGTCTTGTGTTACCCAATGTGGATACAACACCATATCTGTCAAGCACCTGCTCAACTCCGAATGATTTACCAACACCTGGAGGTCCTGACACAATCATTGCTCTCACATCACCTCGCTTGGTGGCTTTGGTCATGTCTGTTAAAATGTTGAATCTCTGTCTCATTCTTTCAACAGTTTCTGCATCTGATTCTTCTTTGGGTTGTTCTGGAGCAGAGTCTCTCAATTGATTCTCATTCTCCACATTAATTCTGATTTGTTTTTTTGTAGCACCTGGATACTTTGCCAAGTCCTCTATTTTAACTGTAATAAATCCACCTTCTTTATGAGGGTGTGGTTGATAACCTTTTACAAGTTGGAAAGTTTGATTCTCTACTGAAGTTTTTCTGTAAGAACCTTCTAGTACGTATATTGTGTTTTTCATATGTGCCCTTTTGTTTGCCTTAATTATTTTTGCCTTATAGTATTATTATAGTTTCTGATAACCAAAATGTCAACCAATTAATCTGCTCTGCTTTCACTGTAACAAGTTAAACCATACTGGGTTTCTAACACTTTAGCGAAGGCATCACAAGCCACTTCTTTGATATCCATTGACTGAGTGTGTCTATACTCGTGATCTTTTGGCATGATATCGTAGTAACTTATTCTGTATCCTCTTGATCCGCTTGATCCAATACCAAACTTCTTAAACCAACTAACCAATT